GACAGGGAACTATGAATATTACGTAGACTATGAGTCTGACGCAATTATAAGAACAAATGAACAAGGTAATACAAGACCTTGGGCACAAGGAGTTGGATCAGTAAAAATTACGTATAATGCGGGGTATACTGAGACTCCTAAAGATTTAAAACTAGCTGTATTCGATTTAGTTACTTACTATTTGAAAGATGAACACAAGGTAAGACAGTCTCTTGGAGGTGCAACGTTACAAAACCAAGGCACTTCTGGAATGAGAATGAGTACTGACTTTCCTGATCATATCAAAAGAGTACTAGACCTATACAGGGTAGTTGTGTAATGGCACTAAATGCAATAAATACATTTATTGCTTCAAGGCAATTTGGACAAAAGATTGATAGAGATGCAAAAGCAAGACTATCAGCAGTTGGAGTTGAACAATACATATTTGATAAAAATTTAGTATTAGAATGGTGTAGTTGGATTCAAGGCGAAGTAAGTACTCTTGGCGGAATCACAGTTACTGGGAAAGGCAGACGTATGACAGCTGCAATGTTTAAAACTTTAAAAAACAGGTTTAAAAAAGATAGTAGCGGACAAGGAATACATTTTGCGATGGAAAATAACGCATTTGTTGTAACTCAGCTTAATAAGCAGTCTGCAAGTTTTCAAAAAGCAGGTTCTTCAGCTGATAAGGCTATAAGAGCAGCTAAGAGAGATGCGGTAGCCATAGTAGCTAGTTCCTTAACTAAGGCCCAGAGAGAGAAGTTACAGTCAACAATGCACGGGCATCACTCAGACGTAGCTACTCCTAGAGCAAACGACCCTATAACTACAGGGGGTTTGTTAAAAGTTGAAAAAGACACAGCTGCCCACAGAGAATCGAAAGGAATGTCAAGTGCTGGTAGTTTAGAAGATATATTGAACGGCATAGATCAGCGATCTAGCTCCGACTCATTATACCATCTAGTACTTACTAGACTTTCTGACCATATACAATGTATACTAGGTTTTGATAGAGTTCCTTTAAAAATGTTGGATAAGAGCAGGTCTAAGGCAGGGGTAATAGAAGTAGACAATATTATCCATATTAAATTTGCACTAGGTACAGGTTATGGCCCTGGTAAGATAGGTAGCCAGTATACAAAAGCTTTAAAAGAATGGGACGCAGGTACAGGCGGTGGACTTGCCAATAATCTTACTAAAATTTTAGATAGGATACAGGCAGATTTAATAAGGGATATTATAAGAGCCTCCACCAAGTTTGCTCCCGAGCTAATAAAGTTAAGAGGGTCTGCTAGTATAGAAGAGCATGTACAACGTAACTTACCTAAGATAGTTATTGATAATTTATTTCCTCATAAGACAAAAGCCGATATGAGATTTAAAGTTAATAAGAAATTACACGCTTTAGCAGCTAGAGGCAAGATGTCCTCTAACGAAGTTAGGAATAAAAAAGTTAAAGGTAAGAAGTCAAAGAACATGACTAAAATGTTAATGGCCTCAGCGTTACCTAAAAAGAGTAAAAAGAAAAGAGGGCAAGCAGGGGCTAAAACTTCGGAAAGTCCAATAGCTTTAAGGAATCTGCTAAATCAATTACTACCTGCAATGGTAGCGAGTAAAATGACCTCACCAGCACTACAATTTAGGACTGGTAGATTTGCAAACTCAGCCAGGGTTGAGAATGTAAATATTGGACCAAGAGGTGGAACACATGTAGACTATACTTATCAAAGAGAGCCTTATGAAACTTTTGAGCCAGGAAACAAACAGGGGAGTACTCAAAGAGACCCTCGAAAAATAATAGGAGCAAGTTTACGAGAACTTGCACAAGGAATACTAGGAAGACAACTTTCCTCGATTAGGAGAAACTAATGGACTCAACTACAGCTAGAGCACACTCAACGCGTAGACGATCCATAGTAGGAGCAATCGCAGACAAGTTGTATGAAAGTTTGAATGGGTCATATCCTTATAGGAGTTCCGTTCAAAGTGTCGAGCCAAGACTGAGGTTCTGGGACGAAGTTACAGACTTCCCCGCACTTCAAGTTGGAGCTGGACAGGAAACACGCGAGTATGAAGGCGGTGGTTTCCGATTTAGATTTTTACGAGTAACAATCAGGTGCTATGTGAACGACAACGATGACGTCATTTTAGCACTAGAAGAACTACTTGAAGACGTTGAAACTGTACTTGAAGATAATGATCCTTTAACGTATACAGATTCAACAAATACGTCTCATTCTACTGCAAAGACTACAATCTTAAGCATAGATACAGACGAAGGCGTTTTGGAGCCTCTCGGTGTCGGAGAAGTCATCGTAGAGATTCAATACTAGGAAAAGCCCAAGCTGAATAAACATTTAGTAAGGCTCTTCCAGAGAATATTAGGAGAAAAATAATGGCATTTCATTTTAGTAGAGATACCAAAGTATTCATGAAGTTCAAAGGGACTGTAGCAGGTAGCACTGATGCTCTTTATGAATTACCAGTACTAGACGGTTACTCCTTTAGTCAGGCTACAAACAGTTCAGAGATTACTCTGAGCGAAGCAGCTGACTCAGCGGGTAACAGCAAGAGAGGAAGAGCAATGTTTAATGACTCTTTCGCACCAGCAGAATGGAGTTTTAGTACTTATATGCGACCAACCACTAGTGGTGCGGGCGACACATTTGTAACTAAGCAACATGCAGGTAACGCAAAGACATTTGCAGTAGAAGGACCACTATGGGCAGCAATGTCTGCAGAGAGCTATGGACTAGGAGTAGCAGCAACAGATGTACAGTCTATAGCAACTTGGGAACCGAAGACATTTAACTTTCAGAACTCAAATAAAGTAGCACTTGGTGTTTTTGATCTGTTCTTTGTATTAGGAGCAGCAAAAGATAGTACGTCTGCAACGTACGACACAGGCACAGATGGCGTCACAGTTTATAAAATTAGTGATTGTTCAATCGGTACTGCGTCAATAGATTTTGACATTGAAGGTTTGGCACAAGTTGCTTGGTCTGGTCAAGGTAAAAAAATTAGTGAAGTCGCACAGTTAAACACAGCTGCGGCAGGTACTACAACAAAAGGTCTAATCGATGAAGGAATATCAAGTACTTCAAACTTTATTAGACAAAAGCTTACTTCATTAGCTATAGCATCTGATGTTTCTGTCGGGTCTGGCGCAGCTGGATTTGAAGCAACAGCAGTCAATGCTACAACAATGGTAGAAGGCAGAGTATATAAAATTGCAGTCGCAGGAACTACTGACTTTACAGTAACTAACGTGGGTGCAAGTAGCAGTGCTGTCGGAACTATCTTCACAAGAGGATCAGTTGCCGCTATAGGTACTGGTACAGTTTTTGAAGCAAAATACGGTGCAGCAGATGCAACTTATAATGTGATACTCACAGGTGGTAATATTTCTATTGAAAATAGTTTGACTTACTTAACACCAGAAACTCTAGGAACTGTTAATCAGCCCTTAGGACACGTCATGGGAACAAGAAATGTTTCAGGTAACTTTACTTGTTACCTAAATAGTGCGGTAAATGGCTCGCAAGATCTTTTAGAAGACCTACACGAAGCTACGAGTACTATTACAAACAGCTTCAACATGACATTTAGTATTGGTGGCGCGAACTCACCGAAAGTAGCTGTGGCATTACCAAATTGTCATCTAGAATTACCGACTCATTCGATTGAAGACGTAATTAGTGTAGATGTTAATTTCCATGCTTTACCAGCAGACCTTTCGAGTGCAACCGCTTCTAGCAGTGCTAACGAATTGAGCATAGTTTACAGCTCATAACTTAACTTACGGCGGGTAGCTTCGGTTACTCGCCTTTTTATGGATTTTTAAAAAACAAATGAATGATATAGTAAAAAAAGAAGCAGTAAAAGCTGTTTCACTAAAGAGTCTAATGACTCCAACAAAAACAGTAGAATTTGACTATCCTGGCTGTGACGATTTCAAAGTAAAACTTTGTTATCTAGCTAGAGAAGAGTTAATGAAACTTAGAAACCGTTGCGTATCTCAAGTATTCAATAAGAAGACTAGAGGCTACGAAGAAAAAATGGATGACGATAAGTTTCTTACTGAATATACCACAGCCGTAATTAAAGGCTGGACAGGCTTTAAACTTGGTTATGCCAAAAATATGTTACTACTAGGAGATTTAACTCCTGAACAAGAAGATCAAATGCTAGACTTTTCTCCAGAGAACGTAGAAGTACTCATGAAGAATTCAGGCGATTTTGATACTTGGGTAACAGAACAAGTTGGCGAATTAGAAAATTTTACCAAGAGCAAGTAGCCTGGGCACTTGCTCAAATAGGTCGCTTCTTTAGCGATCAAATGACTGTTGATGCTTACTTACAAATGAAGCATCAATTGGGCCAAGAGCCGGACCCAGATGAAATGCCAGTAGAATTGGATACTTTTCCATTGGAGGTACAAGAAGCTTTTGTTGTACATTCAATGCTGCCAGACAGATGGGACGGAGCTTCGGGCTCTTATTTTGGAAAGGACTGGTCTCCTTTAAATGACCTATTAAATATACAAGGTGTAGTTGACAAAAAGACTACATGCTTTTTCTTGAAGTACATAGACGGTTCAAACACGATAAATATCAATGCTGAACTAAAACGTAAGCAAGACGCCGATAAGAGGCGAACAAAAGCAAATTAACTATGGCTAAAAAGATTCAAGGCGGACAACTAGTATTTACCGTTAGCGACGACGGGTCCTTAAAACTATTAGAGCAAAAAACAAAGAAAGCTGCTAAGAGTATGGACAAATTGGGAGGAGCTTCCCAAAATACTGACAGAAGAATGAAAGGGGTAACCCAACAATCTTCTAACGCTACTAAAAACTTCAGTAAGCAAGCACAGACCATGCAAGGTGGTATTGTTGCTGTCTATGCAACCATTGCTGCTCAAGTATTTGCTGTTTCAGCCGCGTTCCAATTCCTAAAAGGATCTATGGAGATGCGAAACCTTATCGAAGGTCAAGCAGCCTTCGGAGCAACCACAGGTGTTGCATACAAGTCCTTAACTCACGATATACAAGCCGCTACCGGTGGCATGATTCAATTTAAAGAAGCCGCACAAGCAGCCGCTATTGGTACAGCTGCGGGCCTAAGCGCGGGTCAGTTAGAACAAATTGGTGTAGCCGCCAAGAATACATCTCTTGCCCTTGGTAGGGACATGACTGATTCTTTTAACCGTCTTACAAGAGGTATAACAAAAGCCGAACCAGAACTACTAGACGAACTTGGTATCATTTTGAGACTAGAACCTGCATTGAAAGCATATGCTACATCTATTCAGAAAAACGTAGCCGATTTAACACAGTTTGAGAAATCTCAGGCGGTCGCTAATGAAGTTCTAGGACAGGCAGAAGCAAAATTTGGTTCTATTACTAAGATAATGGATCCTAGTGCTTTTGCGTTACAACAGTTCGCAGTAGCATTTGACGAACTTGTAATGAAAATTCAAAAAGGTACTGCAGAATTTATGATACCAATAATGCAGTTCGCCTCTAAAAACGTCTACGCTCTAGTAGGCGCTCTAACGCTATTCCTAGCGCCAATCCTTAAATCTATATTACCAGACTTTGCTGCAATGGGAGTTGCCGCTTCGGCAAACTATAAGATAGCGGCTACTGCTGCTGGAGAAGCCGCAGACGAAGCTCAAAGAGCAAAAGCCGCATTAAGTGGCGCAAGTGGTAAAGGTGCTGAAGGTTTAGTTGACAATGATTACATGAAGAAAAATAAGATTAAAGGTGCAGACGGTAAGATTGGCGGTCAGATGTCTCAACGACAAATAAATATGCGAAAGAAGCATTTACAAGCTGGAACTGGTTTTGCAAAGAATATGAACAAAAGGCAGTTAGCGGATTATAGAAGATTCCTGACCGACCAAGATATTGCGCTCAATGCCTCTTTAGGCAAAAGACAGGGATTTATAACTCGACAACAATACAGAGCAAGAGCTTTATATGCTGGAACAACTGCGTTCTATAAAAAGACACAGATGCAAATGGTAGCAGTTACAAAGATGGCTTCAAGAGCAATGAATGGG